TTTCGGGTCCCCACCACGTGTTGATGCAAACACACTCTAGTGAGTTTACTCACTTGAACCCATGCATCGTTCGAGGAAAGCACATGGAAGATTTCCAAAAGAGGAGGGAAGTGACGCAGAATGTCCGCCTTGGAACTCAATGGTCCAAGGTTGGCACTCAGCCAATCTCTTCCTTTTCCAATAATGGAACTTCTGTGTTTCGCTCATTCGAAGATCTTGTTCTCTCTTCGAACAATTTAGGACCTCCCCTTCATACGGGAGTCTTCTATTGTCGAAAAGCGAAAGTTGAGTTAATGCCTATGGGTTTTACAGAAAACTTTCTGTATAACTCAGCACTAAACTGGCGCATGTACGCTGAAGGTGCTTTCGTACCTTACATCGGACAAGGCGTCTCCTCGCCCTTTAGAGGGCTTACTAACGACTTCTTTCGCACTCATGCAAAAGGAGCTGTTGGTTGGGACAAATTTCGCCCCGGGAGTGGCTATAAGGATAACGACGGCCATTGGCAGCGTAATCCCTCTATGGGCCAATTTCTCGCGGAGTTGAGAGATATTCCACGTATACCCATGTTGTTGAGGAACTATCGTAAGAAAGTTCGTCAGATCCATAAAGAAGCTGGGTCTGATTATCTCAACTACGTGTTCGGGTGGGTACCTTTTGTCAATGATCTAAATTCCTTTGTTGAAGGAACAGCTCATATGGCAGATGTACTCACACAACTCGTCCGTGATAACGGCCGAGGCGTACGTAGGAAAGGCAAGATTAGCGAACAAGAGTCCACGATTAATACCATTACGACAGGAACTGGATACCCTAGTGGTCTCCAACCTGCCATACCGGTCCAGCATTTCACTGGTTCATGGCGTAAAACCGTAACTGAACGTAACTACGAACATTACGGCTTTGCTGCCAGGTTCAGGTATTACATACCTGATCTTGGTACCCCCAAGTGGGATAGAGCTCAATTTCTACGTCGTTTTTATGGCGCAGATTGGCCTCCATCTCCCGAGGTGGTCTATGAAATTATACCGTGGTCTTGGCTCATCGACTGGTTTGTAGATATTGGCGCAGTTGTTGCCAACTTCTCACCCCAGCTCGCTGAAAACCTTGCTGCTGATTATGCCACTGTGACGGAATACCGTCTCAGGGAAACCACTACTAGTTTCGAATTCGCAACTAATAGTGGACCTAAATTCTGTTCAGCAAAACTGATACAGGAAAGTAAGTATCGCAGCAATGCCTCGCCCTTTGGGTTCGGGCTAACTTGGGACAGCTTCAGTCCTAAACAGTTGGCCATACTAGCCGCTTTGGGGATTACCCGAAGCTAACTAGGCAGCAATCCTGCTGTTTAGAAACCTCTCTCAGGAGTCATGCAATTGTTTGCAGACCCACAGTCCGTAACCGTTAATGCGGTTGCGAAGTCCCTTCCGGCTATTGGCCGTGATGACAGTTCGTCTATCTATCGTATGGATACCGGTGACTATGAACTAGTCATCGCCCGTACGTTCGGTAAACGTAACCGTTTTAGCGTTCGTTTGAATGCTAAAAAGATCGCTGCCGATCCCTTGACGTCTTCAAACAACGTCGAGTATCGGTCTTCGGTCTACATCGTGATCGATGCTCCTCCCGTCGGCTATACCAATGCCGAACTGAAGGACATCGCTCTGGCCTTGACTGGTTGGTGCACTTCCGCTAACCTACTTAAGGTTGTCGGAGGCGAAACCTAACAAGTCTTCGTCTTCGGCGGTTGGGGACCAGCAAAAGGTGGCTGGTCCCCCTCCATCGGACTGAGTTTCAATGGGTCAGCAGCAAGTGCTACGGATTCACTGAGCTCTTCCCTCAAGGAGGGCCCGTGACGAAAAGCCTTATGTGGCTCGTGAGTTGCATGCTTGATGATATCAGCATGCGATGTTGCACCGACACCGTTCGTGACATTAGTTATGTGTCACGGCGGCTGGAACACGAGGGGTTGTCATTTCTGACAATCTCCCTATCATCCTTTGCCAAGGACCTTGAAAAGGCTCTTGATCAGGGATATATTGCACCAGACATGTTTAAAGGGTTTCATCAACCCAATAGACATGTGGCTTTCCCGGCATTTCTGTCAGGTTTGCTCGTGCAGGTGTTTCAACCGACTGGTGAGTTACTCGATGAACCTTCTATCGAGTGCATTCGTTGCGTTAGACAATTCTGTCTGATGTGGAAGAAGATCCACCTCCCTTGTACTAAGGAACGCATAGATGCAACCTTTAGTAGATTTGTCGAGTGTGACGCTGAAGTTGCTACAAGCCCTTCTGACTATGTTCCAAATCGGCTTGCCGATTTCGAGCGATGTTCAGAAATCTTGTGGACCAGAGTCCTGTATCGTGCGGATGAAACCGTCCGATCTGGAGATCTGTCCCCAAGACATGGCCGTGGAGCCACAGCCGAACGTATTTCCGGAAACCGGAAGTACGAATTCCGCGAATGGCACCAACGACTCGAGTCTGCGTTTCCGTTTACCGGATACGCCCTTGCCTCATTGTCAATAGACCTTGAGGAGGCTCTCGAGGATGTGCACTTCAGGGAACCTGAGGAAGAGAGACCTGTAAGGGTCATCTCTGTTCCGAAGACACTAAAGTCTCCTAGAATAATTGCGATTGAGCCAGTGTGTATGCAATATACACAGCAAGCTCTTTTACCTTTATTCTATGACTCCATTGAGCGTCATGAACTAACTCGTGGACATGTAAACTTTACATCCCAGGAGATTAATCGTGAGCTCGCTCTAATCGGATCTGTCGACGGTAGCTTTGCTACAATAGACTTATCTGAGGCGAGTGACAGAGTCTCTTTAGTGCTTGTAGAATCGATGCTGAAATCCTCAGCGTTAGAGGACTTAAGCGCGGCTGTGATGGCCACTCGTTCTACAAGAGCAGACGTGCCTGGGCATGGAGTAATCCAGCTCAACAAGTTTGCTTCTGCAGGTTCAGCGCTATGCTTTCCTATCGAATCAATGGCTTTCTTCACCATTGCTCTTTGTGCGGTACGCAGTGCGCTTAACTTACCATGGACGTATCGAGGGCTTTTTGAAGCATCTCGACACGTATGGGTCTATGGGGACGATATCATCGTCTCTACGGACAAGGTGCCTGTTGTTGTTGATTGGCTTTCAAGTTTTAACATGAAGGTCAATGCTAACAAGTCCTTCTGGACTGGAAAGTTCAGAGAGTCTTGTGGGATGGATGCATACGACGGTGAACAAGTAACGCCTGTTTACCTAACTCGTATGCCCCCCGACAACAAACGTTCGTCGTCAGAGATAATGTCGTTTGTCTCCTTCGCCAATAAGCTGTATAACAACGGCTATTGGCAAACAGCAAAGGAGGTTCGGAAATGGATCGAAGCCATACTTGGCCCGCTCCCTACCGTCCTAGACACGTCTCCAGTCCTTGGTTGGCAATCCTTCTGTAATAGTAGGTTTACCTTCCATCGGATCAACATGAACCTACAACGTCCCGAACTAATGGGATATGTAGTTAGTGTTGGTAAGGATCAAGATAACCTAGATGGTTATCCTGCCCTTCTGAAGTACTTCCTTAAGCGTGGGGAAGAACCCACGTTTGATGTGGAGCACTTGACGAAGAGCGTACTCTCCGCCAGAGTCAACATCAAAAGGCGGTGGTCACCGGCTTACTAGCCGGCTACGGGGGTTAAACCCCGGAG